TACCAGTTCTGTCGTGAGGTTGGCGGGATCTTTCATCCTAGCAAGGGTCAAGATCCGTACCATCGAAAGGCTAAGTCTACTTCGACGACGATTGCAGGGGCCAACCTTCACGCTCAAAAGCTTCCGTCCTCAAACGTCTGGCTTTACGAGCTGGACACAAGCTATTGGAAGCAGTTCGTGCATGAACGGTTTATGACTCCGACATTCGATGAGTCGAATATGCTTCGGCGTGGTTCGCTTTCGTTGTTTGCACTTGAAGAAGAACGGCGACATTCGCAGTACGCGCAGCACATCGCAGCGGAAGAATTGGTAACGAAGTTCACTGAGGGCAAGGGGGCTAAGACCTACTGGATGGTTAAGGACTCGAACAATCACTGGCTCGATGCGACATACATGGCAGCGGCGGCTAGTGAGGCCTGCGGGGTCAAACTCATAGCTCCAAGTGAAATCGAGGTGCATCCAAAGCACGTTAGCGGCGATCAGCCTAAGCCTGTTAAGCAGGCTCCTAAGGCGTATCAGCATGGACGCAATCTAAGACAGCGGCAAGGTGGGTGGATTCCAAAACGGAGGTATTAGGATGGCGAAGAAAAGCAGGAAGCAATCAGGAGAAGCGGTGCAACAAACGGCAACAATTGAGCAACAACCGATCGAGCCGATCTATCGGCAATTCACTCCGAGACCTTGCACGATGTGCGAAACCAGGCGACCGCATGGAACCAATGCAAGCTACGTCTATTGCACTCGGGGCAAGATCCGTTTTTGCAAGTGCAAGAACTGCAACCACACTTGGAGCCAGGAAGGTAAGTAAATTCGCTCGACTGTACTAGGATAATGGTACAGGATTATTGAGAATGTTTGCTCTCCATGCAATCCTTTGTGCATGGCATCAGCGGCAAGTCTGTTAACGCTCATCGACGCAGCTATTGAGGCTCTCTTAACCGGAGGGGCTCAGCAGTATTCTATTGGTTCAAGGACAGTAACCAAGCTTGATCTCAAGTCGCTCTTTGAAGAACGGCGAATGTTGCTGCAACAGGTCGAGCGTGAAAGCGGTTCCGGTGGCGTGACTCTTGGCAGATTGTCGAGGGCTCGTCGATGATCGGAACTTTTATCGATTCTGTTATCACGGCTATCAGCCCCACGGCTGGACTTCGACGGGCTCAGGCTCGAAAGGTGCTCAGGTCTTTTACAGGTGCCGAGCCATCGAGAATCTCATCGAGTCGCAAGCCAAAGAACAATCCAGCGGACATGGAGCTGTCAGGGCCATTTGGGGCTGATACTCTTAGGGCATGGGCTCGGGACTTGGTGCGGAACAATGCTTACGCATGGGGCGTTGTAGATACCATCGTTTCGTCGGTGGTTGGTTGCGGGATCAAAGCACAAAGCCAGTATGAGACTCCAAGCGGAGACGACATCGAAACGATTAACGACCAACGCGATAAGGTTTGGTCGGAGTGGGCGGAAGTCTGCGATGTCAACGGGAAATACACTCTCGACGAAATCCAGGCCGTTTGCCAGCGTGAAATGGTAGAGGCTGGTGAGGTGCTTGTACGGCTCATTAGAACGCCTGGCAAGGTCTATCGAGGTATTTATCGTCCAGTCCCGTTGGCTCTCGAATTGATCGAAGCTGACAGGCTTGCAGGCGACAAGGACAACTATGCAGCAAGGCTGACTCCGGCTGGTGACAATCGAATCATTCGCGGGGTTGAGGTTGATGATCTTGGTAGGCCGGTTGCCTACTGGATCTACAAAGACCATCCATTGCAACCCTACGCTGTGACTAGAACTCCAGAGCGAGTACCTGCCCATGAAATCATGCACCTATACAGGCAGGATCGCATCGGTCAAACGAGGGGCGTTACTTGGTTTGCTCCGGTGGTAACTCCGGTGCGGGATCTTGGTACTTATCTTGACAACGAACTACAGGCTTCGGCTGTGGCAAGTTGTTTCACTGTTGCCATCAAGACTGATACGCCACTTGGAAATCTGATCGAGCCCGATGGAGTCGGCAACACTGACGACGCAGGCAACAGCTATAGCCATGTCGAGCCAGGAATGGTGATGAACCTTCGACCGGGTGAAGATGTCGTAGGTCTTAATCCTGGCCGTCCTAACTCAGCGGCAGAGCCTTGGATCGCTTTGATCCTAAGACAGATCGCAGTCGGTACAGGGCTCTCGTATGAAACGGTAGCAAGGGACTACAGCCAGACATCCTACAGTTCAAGCCGAACGAGCCAATTGGAAGATCGTCGGCGGTTTCGATGTTGGCAGAAATACTTGATCCGTCATTTGCTTCAGCCAGTTTGGGATGCTTTTCTTGATGCGGCGGCACTCAGTTCCCTACCCTCGTTTCCCACCTCCAGCGAGTTGCTGAGTGACCGTCGCACTTTTGCCCCTGTTGAATGGATGACTCCCGAATGGGAATGGGTCGATCCTCAATCCGAGCAAGCAGCGGCGAAGGATGCGATCGAATCATTCATGAGCGACTACCAAACCGAATTGGGTGCAAGGGGTCGATCGTGGAAAGCAGTCATGTACCAACGCGCCAAAGAGAATGCACTTAAAAAGAAGCTTGGTTTGTTGACACCACAAGAACAACAGCTAGCAATCTCTGCGGCTCAATCATCCGCACAAGGCCAAGAGTCAGCACTTGCAAAGCAAGCAGATGACATGGCACAGCGAATGTCTGACATTGCGGAAAGCGAGGTAGCCAATGCCTTATGACGCAAAGACTACAGCGGCTTGTCCTATCGCTAAACCTTGGGGCGTGTTCAAAAGCGACGAACGTCAACTTATGGGATGCCATGCAAGCGAGGCCGACGCCAACGATCAGATCGCGGCATTGTACGCATCGGAACAGATCGAGCGTGCAAAGTATGACGGCATTGACTTTACGCCTCCTGAGGGAGTGCGTGAGGAAGCTAAGCAGGGTCTTGAGTGGAGACGCGAACACAATCGCGGCGGAACTCCTGTTGGAGTTGCTAGGGCTCGCGATTTGTCGAACGGCAAAGAGATTAGTCCTGATACCATCGGACGCATGGTCAGCTACTTTGCTCGTCACGAAGTGGACAAGAAAGGCGAAGGATGGAAGCCAGGTCAAAAAGGATTTCCGTCAGCGGGTCGGATCGCTTGGGCTCTTTGGGGCGGTGATGCAGGTCGATCTTGGTCAGCAAAGGTAAAGCGACAAATGGAATCACAAGACAAGGTTGAAAGGATCGCTTCGGTGCCAAAGATCCAGCGAGCATTCCAAGCACCAAAAGACGGAAAAGCGGTCATTGCAACAGAGACTCCAATCGAGATTTACGATCAAGAACGTCGGCAAACGATCCGTCAAGTTCTCTTGATGGATGGCGTGCAGTTCCGCAATGGCAAGAATCAACTACCGATCGTCGATTCGCACAACGATAAGACGGTTCGCAATGTGTTCGGCTCGATCCGGAACATCTCGATTCAAGATGGTTCGCTCGTTGGTGATGCGTCGTTTGCATCCGACGAAGAATCTCAAATCGTGGCCACTCGGTACAACGAGGGCCATCTTAACGACTTCTCGATCGATGCTCAGATCCTTGCGAGGGTCTACGTCTCAGAGGGTCAAACGTACACCACCCGACAAGGCAAGGTGATCGAGGGGCCAGCGGAAATAGTAACCGCATGGGAACCTCACAACGCTTCGATCTGCGCAACGGGTGCAGATCCGAATTCTACTGTTCGACGGTCATACGACCAAGAAGAAAGGCAGGCAGGCATGAACGAAGAGCTAATGGCTCAACTCACAGCCCTTGGTCTCCCAGAAGGGATGACCGATGCGAGCGAGATTATCAAGTGGATGGCAGACCACATGGAAAAGCCATCACTTGAAGTTGAAATGATGGATGGCAATAAGCCATCCGAAGAAATGGCGAGGGCCGAAGAAAGCAAGCCCGAAGATGAGGCAATGCGAATGGATGACAAAGTACAAGAAGAAGTCGCAAGACAACTCAAAGCAGTTGACGAACGACGCAAGGCAATTATCTCGGCGGGGACTCTAGCAAAGGTCGAGCGTGCCTTTGTGGATGAACTGGTCGAATCAGGATGTTCAGTTCAAGACGCTCAAGAAAGGATCATCCGAAAGATGAGCAATTCCCCAATCGGACAGACTGTCGGCAGCGATGTTCGCGTTACCGAGTCGGAGCATGACAAGTTTGAAGCAGCAGCTAAAGCTGGTTTGATCCAGCGATGCTTCCAAGGGACTGTCAAACGACAAGCCCCGCAAGCAGCAGGATCGGAAGATTTCCGCAACTTAGGAATCTATCGGCTTGCCGAATTGTGCGTTCGTCGCATGGGCATCAATCCAGAGAAGTACAGTCGAGCCGAC